CCGCCGCCGAAAAGCTGTCCGATTCGCTGTCCATCGTCGGCCTCGGCTTCGAGGAAGCCGGGCGCATGGCGGACGTGCTCGCCAAGGGCGCGAACGTCTCCACCACCAGCGCCAGCGCCTTGGCCGAGGCGCTATCCACTGCGGGCGGCATCGCCAAGACGGCCGGCCTCGACCTGGAGGGCACCGTCGCCGCCCTGTCCGCCCTGGCCAACGCCGGCATCAAGGGCGAAAAGGCCGGGACAGCGCTACAGGCCATCCTCACCCAACTGATCAATCCCGCCAGCGCCGCCAGCAAAGAGCTGTCCGCCCTCGGCATCACCTCCCGCGATTTCGGCGAGGTCATCGCCCAGCTCAAGGCCAAAGGCGATGCCAGCAACGCCGCAATTCTGGCGTTCGGCGAAACGGCCGGACCCGGCCTGCGGGCGCTGATCCAGACCGGCGCCGATGGCGTGGCGGCGCTGGAAACCCAACTGCGCAGCGCCGACGGCGCGGCGGAAGCGGCGGCGATCGGGATCAGCGGCAACCTCAAAGGCGCGCTTTCCGCCCTGCAAGCGGCCTGGGCGAACGTCAAGACCGCGCTGTTCGATCCGGTGCTGGAGCCGCTCACGAAACAGGCGGTAGAGCTGGCGACCGCGCTGAACGAAAAACTCGCCTCGGGCGCGCTCAAGCCGGTGCAGGACGCGATCCGCACCTTCGCCGACACCGGGATCAAAGCCGGGCGGGATTTCGTGGCCGGCTTTGACTTCAACGCCGCGCTGCAATCCTTGCAGGCGTTCGCCACCGGCGCCAGGGACGCTTTCACCGGCATCAAGGACGCCGGCACCACGACCGCCAGCGTGGTTCAAATCGCGTGGAACGGGCTGACGGCCGGATTCAAGACCATCGGCGCCTCGCTGCTGGCCGTCGCGTCTTCGGCGGTGTCCAACATCGCCATCATCGAAGAAGCGGCATCCAAGATCGGGCTGGGCAGCCTGGAGCGAGCGGCGGAACTGCGCCAGACCGCGACCGAACTGGCGGCCAAGGCCGGCGAACTGACCCAATCCATCGCGAAGGACGGCGAAGACATTAAAGGCGCCTTCGACCGGCTCGCCGGATCGGCGGGCGGCGCGGCGGACGGCATCAAGCAAGTCGCCGACGAACAAAAGAGGCTGGCCGATGCCAGCCCAGCCGCCGAAATCCAGGAGATCGCCAAGAGCCTGGACGATTACCGGGGCATGGCCGAACGGGCGAACACCGCCGCCGCCAAGGCCCGCAGCGATTTCGAGTCCGGCAAAATCTCCGCCAAAGACTATGGCGCCGCGCTGCTGTCCGCCGCCGATGCCAACGCCGCCCTGGCCGTCGCCACCGAACAGCAAACCTCCGCCGAAAAGCGGGCATCGCCGGAACGAAAAAAAACCGCCGTCGAGCTGCAAGCCGCCGCGAAATCGGCGGAAGACGCCGCCAAGCGCCAAGGCGATTACGCCGCGCAACTGCAAAAGACCGGCGCCGCCCAGGCCGACGCGATCCGCGCCGAAATCGATCTCGCCCGCGCCAAGGGGAACTCGGCCGGCGCCGCCGCGAAAAGCATCGATCTCGCCCGCGTCGAAGCCGACACCGCCCGCAAGGTCGCGGAAGCCAAGCAGCAGGAAGCGGCCGAACTGGCGAAGGTTGTTGCCGCCCAGCAAGCTTACCTCGCATCGATCAACGGCGGCACGGCCGCGCAGCAGAAGGAACTTGCGACCCTGCAACTCAAGTTGCAGGCGCTCCAGGCCGAAGCCGCGCAAGCCGGCACCACGGCTCAGGCCAAAGCCCTGGTCGCCACGCAAACAAACAAAGCCGCTGACGCTGAGCGCGGACACGCGAAAGCCAGCGAAAAATCAGCCGAATCGTCGGGAAAAGCCGCCGAGTCCGGCAAAAAGCAAGCGCAGTCCTACACCCTGATGGAAGACGCCGCCACCGGCGCGCTGCGGCAATTGTCCGACCTGTCCAAAGGCATGAACCAACTGATATCCGCATCGCTCGGCCTGCAAGACATCGGCAAGCTTTTCGGCTCTCAGTGGACCGGCGAACTGGGCAAACTAAAAATTGCGCTGAATCAGACCGAAGCGGCGATCAAGCACAACACAACCGGCGGGCGCGTCTTGGCCGGCGCGTTTTTTACGAACGCGAACGCCGCCAACGCTGCCCGCAAATCTTATCTTGAACAGGCCATTGCGGCGGAAAGTTTGGGCGCTGAACTGGCCGCGCTGGCAAAAAACACGGGCGCGAACACGCAAAATCTGATCGAAATGATCGGCGCGGCAGAATCGGCAAAGTCCGGCATGGGCCTGCTGGACAATGCCCGGCTCGACAAGCTCCAACAAGCCATCGACGCCGCGAACGCCAAGCTGCGCCAGATGCAGGAAGAGGCGCAGGACGCCGCCGACCGCATCGCCGAACTGAACGCGGAAATCGCCGCCGAAAAAGGCGACAGCGCCGCCGCCGACAAGCTCAAGCTCGAACTCGAACAAAAACAGGCCCTGGCCGAGGTTGACGATAAGCTCGCGGAAGCGCAGCGCGCCCAAAACCGCGACTTGATCGCCCTGTACGAAGAGCAAAAGCGGAAATTGCAGGAGCTGTTCGACTTGAAAGAAAGGAATCTGGAGCAGGACCAGCGCGAGCGGGAACAGACCGCCGCCGACGGCAACGTAGGGGCGACCGGCCGGTCGCCATCGAAGACCGGCGGCGGCACCTCCTCCGGCGGCGTCGCCAAAGTCTATCAGCTCAACCTGCTGGGCGCGGGCGGCAAAACCCTGACCGCCACCACCGACAGCGACCCCAACGACTTCCTGGACGCGCTCGAAGCCGCCAAAAACCGGAGTCTCCGATGACCATCGCCGTATCCGATCTCAAATTCTTTCAAGCGGAGCGAATGACAGACTTCGCCGATGGCGGCGGGCGAATGACCGCGAACGCCATCGAATCGGGCGTCGAGAACCAGATCTTTGACGACGTGACAGACCAGGACCGCGCGGCCGGCGATGTCTCCATCCGCAAAGCGTTCGCCGCCGTCACCAGCGCCAATACCGACAAATACCTCGACGCCGGGGTCGCGGTGCTCAGAGAGCCGGAAGATCCAGCCGTGTCCGTGCTGGCCTTTTCCACCGGCGATGGCTACGACGAGCGCGCCGACCTGCAAGCCCGCATCGAGCAGACCATCACCCGTGGCCCGCGTTACAACGGCTGGCTGTACGGCCAGCATCTGACCGGACAGCGCGCCCTGCTGGTGTGGCAGCGGCCGGAAGCCGAATTGCTCGCGGTCGGCGCCCGCGTCGAACTGGTCGCGAAATCGGGCACCGTCGAACAGTACAGCCAGTTTCTCTGGATCACCCGCGTGCAGGACGAACTGCGCACCATGTACGAGGTTTATAACAACCAGACGCTGACCTATCTCGTGCGGGTTTTGACCTGCGAGATCGCCGAACCGCTGACCGCGAACTACGCCGGCCTGGAGCCGAGTCGCGGCGATCCATCTGCGGCGACGGCAACCGCGCTGCTCTACGAGACGCGCTACAACGCCGAGGCGGTTCCGCTGTACGGCGTGCGCCCGCTGGCCGAAAGCGCGGCCCTGGGCGATTTTTCGGTGACGGTGGACTCGCTCTATTCGCCGCTGATTCCCACCGCGTTCGCCGAAACCGCGCTGCCGGACGTGACGCCCGGCGCGGATTCCGCCGTCCTTGTCGCCGCGAACGCCGCGACGGTGAGCTTCGCCACCACGGCCCAGTGCATCAAGCCAGACGCCAGCCTTTTTTTGGGCACCGCCTGCACGCCCGGAACGCTGTCTATCGCCGTGTCCGGCGCCACCCTGACCGACGATAACGGCAACGTCAAGCTGGCGACCGCCGTGATCGGAAACATCGACTACGGCAACGGCGTTTGCCTGTTCAATTCCTCGTGCCCCAACTACGGCGCCGCCAGCAAGACCGTTACCTTCCGGCCGGCCGGCCGGCCGCTGCGAGTGGCGAACACCACCTCGCAGGCGGTCACGACCGAAAATCGCGGCTATGTCTGGGTGCTCACCCTCGCGCCGATTCCCGCGCCGCAAACTCTCCGCGTGTCCTACCGGGTCAACGAGCAGTGGTACACGCTGACCGATCAAGGCGGCGGGGTGTTGCGCGGCGCCGATTCGAGCTACGGCAGCGGCGGCCTGAGTTTCGCCACCGGAACGGCGACGATCAGCACCGGCGCCTTGCCCGACGTTGGGTCCGAGATCATCTACGCCTGGGGCACGCCCGACAACACCACATCGCGCGGCGGTTCGGCCGTCGATCCGCCCAAAATCACCGGGACAACCGCCAGTGCGCCCATCGCGGCGTCCACTTTCTCGATCACCTGGCCGGATCACTCCGGGGTCTCGCGCACCCTGACCGATAACGGCTCTGGCGTGCTCACCGGGACGGGCGGGAGCGGAAAAATCCGCTACGCCACCGGCGAATGGGAGGTGACGCCAGCCACGCTGCCAGATCCCGGGACGGAATTCGTTTCCGGCTATCAGCACGGGACGCCGCATACCGAAACCAAGCAAGCGGCGCCCGTGGCGGGCACGGTCACGCTCTCGCTGGCGGCGACCAATCTGACGCCGGGATCGGTCGATGTCGAGTTCGCTTACGGAACGTCATGGTCCTATCACACCGAAGACGGGTTCGCGGCGCACCTGAATTCGCCAGGCGGTACGGCGATCCTGAAGGACGACGGGGCGGGCCATTTGACGGGGCCGGTGGCCGGAACCGTGGACTACGCGACCGGAACGATCAGCATCCCGGTCGCTTACAATTTCACCGTCCCGGTGTACGCGAGTTCCTGGATCGGGTCTGAGCTGAACGAAAACGGGAACGGGGTCAGGCTGACTTCTGGTTTGGTGCAGACAGGAACCCAAACCGTGCTCAGCAACATGACCGACGCGTCAACCGTTTTCACGGTACATTATCGCACCAGCGATACGCCGCAAGCGGTCACCGGGGAAATCGTCGCGGCCGATCAGTTGCGGGTTGACCTCTCGCGCCAGTTCCAGGAAACGCTGGTCGCCGGATCGGCGCGCTTCCGACTGGGCGGCGCGCTGTACGTCGATATCGCCGGGCAAGTTTACAAAGATCCTGGGCCGGACACCGGTGCGGGTACTTTGGCCGGGAGCATCGACCCCACGACCGGCATCGCGCGGCTGTCGGTTTGGACGGCGGGCGCGGCGAACGCCGTGACGCTCGAATCGCTGTTGACCGCGCAAAATGCCCAGCATGTCGGCAGCGTCGTTTTTCGCACTCCCGTCGCGCCGCTCAAAGCGGGCACGCTGCAACTGCGCTACAACCTGCTGGACGGCACCCCGAAATCGAAAACGGTGGACGGGACGGGGCTGCTCGAAGATCCGGATTGCACGATCCGCGCCGATTATCAGTTGGGCGTGATCCGCGCCCGGTTCGGGCGCTGGCGAGTGGACGCCGATTTGTCGCCGGCCGAGAAGTTGGAGCAGTGGTACGATCCGCTGTATCGGATCGACTTCGCGGGCACGCTGAAAATCTGGCAGCCGCGCCTGGTCGCGGCGGATTCCATCGTCTACAACGCCGTCGCCCAAACCTTCTTGCCGCCCGATTCCGCCCTGTTGGGCCTGAACGCCGCGCGCTTGCCGCCGGACGGTAAGGCGTTGATCTTCAACAGCGGCCGACTGGTGCTGGTGCATCACACCGCCTCGCTCGCCCAATCCAGCCTGTCACCCACCCAGGTCATCGACTGCGGCCGGGCCCGGCTCTATCGCGCCGTGATCGAAGACGCCGCCGGCAAGCGGCTGGGCGCCGATCAATCCACCGTGGACCGCGCGGCGGGCATCGTCACCACGAGCCCCACCCTGAACCTGGCCGGTTTTGTCGCGCCCTACAAAGTCGTTCACACGGTCGCCGATCTGGCGCGGCTGGTCGCGGTGGATATTTCCGGCAAGCTGTCGCTCAACAAAGCCCTGTCGCACGCCTACCCGGCCGACGAATCGCGCTGCTCCGCCGTGCTGCCCATCGGCACGATGCAAGCCCGCGTGTCCAACCTGTTCGCGCAATCGACGTGGACCGGCGTTTGGTCCGACGAGCTGATCGGCTCCGAACCGCTGGCCCAGTACAACGATGCACAATGGCCCATTGGCGCGTCGAACCTCGGGGCCTACACCGACCGGATGCTGGTCCGGTTCACCAGCTCCACCGCGTTCCAGGTTATCGGCGAAAACCTCGGCATCATCGGCGTCGGCGACACGACGCAAGACTGCGCGCCGGTCAACAGCCTGACCGGCCAGCCGTACTTCACCATTCCCCACCAGGGGTGGGGCAGCGGCTGGGCGACGGGAAATTGCCTGCGCTTCAACTTGATCGGCGCGAACTACCCCATCGACCTGATCCGCGCCGTGCAGCCGTCCGATCCGACCGGGCAAGATATTGATTCGGTCGAGCTTTTGCTGATAGGAAACGTCGATGCTTGATACCAGTGTCCGATATTACGACTCAACAATGGCCGGCGCACCGGCGCTCCCTGGAGTTGCCGGAGCGCTGATCGGCTTGTTGGACGCTTGCGGGAAAGACGGATTTGGCAGCGTCACGCTCAACAGCTTGGTCGTCTCCGGCAACGTCGCCACCGGCACGGTCAACGCCGGCCACAATTTTGCGATGACCGGCGGCGCGGTCGGCCCCGTGATCACGATAGCGGGCGCCACCCCTGCCGGGCTGAACGGGACTTGGCGCATCGCCAGCGTCCCGAACAGCACCACATTCACCTTTTCCACTTCCGGCATCGCCGACCAGACCGCAACCGGCACGATTACCGCCAAGCGGGCGCCGCTCGGGTTCAGCAAAGTGTTTTCCGGCACAAACAAAGCCGTCTATCGCGCCGATGATGTGGCGAGCAGCCGGCTGTATTTGCGGGTCGCGGACGACGGGACCGGCGCGGCCACTTACGCCCGCGTTCGCGGATTCGAGACAATGAGCGATGTCGATACCGGAACCGGGCCGTATCCGACCGACGCGCAATATTCCGGCGGGATGTACTGGGGCAAGTCGTCGGCAGCGAATTCGACGGCGCGAGCGTGGCGGCTGATCGGCGATTCGCAGGGGTTCGCGCTTTTCGTCAATCATGACGGGGCGGGCGGATGGATCAGCGGGCTGTTCGTAGACATCGCCAGCGAAAAGGCGGGCGACGCATATCGATCACTGCTGATCGGCTCGCCGACGGCGACGGTTTCCGGCATGTGTTACTTGCCGTTCACCAACAACAATTCCAGCAATTTCATGGCGCGCAGCTACACGCAGACCGGATCATCGGTCGCGGTATCAAAAGATACGCACCGTCTTTCGCAAAGCGGGATGGGCGCGGCTGGGACCGGGAACAGTTACCCCTCTCCGGTCGGAAATCAGTTTTACTGCGCGCCGGTCGATATCTGGGAAACCGGCTCGCTGCTGCGCGGTATTTTGCCAGGAATCTACTCGCCGTTGCACACGGCCTTAAGTTTGACTGATGGGGCTGTAATGACATCGGTGGAAGGGCTCCCCGGTCGCTCGCTACTGATCCAGCGGCTGTCAAACTCCGGCACAGCGTATGCCGTCGCCATCGATATCACCGGACCGTGGAGATAGCGGATGGCCGGTAGACTGATCCTCAGCCCGCTGATTCGCCGCGATGCAGTAGACGGCGGCTCTTATCGCATTCCGGGCGTCATTACCGAGGATGGGGCGGTCGCGAATCGCCGCGTCCGGCTATTCAACCGAGTCGATGGCCGGCTGGTGCGCGAGACCTGGAGCGCGGCGGATGGCTCCTATCTGTTCAACCGGATCGCGTACCGCTACCAGGGGTACACCGTGATCGTCTACGACCACGGGGCGAACCCCAAAAATGCTGCCATCGCGGACCTCGTGACGCCGGAGCCGATGCCGTGAGCGACCTGATCCGCTTCGCCGCCGCCCGCCGCACGGCCCGCGCCGAGCTGCATTCGACGTGGCTGGACGGCGGAACGCTGTCGATTTACACCGCGCCGGTTCCGGCCACTCCCGATACCGCGATCACGACGCAAACCAAGTTGGCCGAGTTCGACTTGCCCGATCCGTTCGGTGTCGTGACCGATGGCGAGCTGACCGCTGACACCATCGCCGCCGCGCTTAACCTGGCCACCGGCACCGCCGTTTGGGGGCGGGCGTTCGATGCGCTGGGGGCGGTGATCGGCGACTATGACGCGGGCGCGGTCGGCAGCGGCGCGGCCATCGAAATGGATAACCTGGCGCTGGTGGCCGGCTCGCTGAGCACCATCACCTCGTTCGTCGTCACCGAGGGCTAGCCCGTGGCGGACTACGTTCCGCCGGTCGGCATCGTCAACCTCGATTTAACTGGCGCGTACACCCCGCCGGCCGGCATCGTCGATCTCGATTTGACGGCCGGCAGCGATGACCGGACCCTCGCCGTCGCCGCTCGCACCGGCGGCGCCTCGGCGGCTATCCGCGTTAGGTTGTCGGTCAGGGCTACGATAGCGGCCCGCACCGGCGGCGCCCGCGCCGTCGCGGCCATCGCCTACGATCCAAACCTGCTCTCCGCCGTTCACGCCATCACAGCCGAAGACTGGCGCGAGGCGGACGCAGCTCCGACCGGCCGGGCGCTGGCGTGGCGCGATTCGGTGCGCTTGCCGGGCGCGGCCGTGGATCGGTGGGCGGCAGGGGCGACCGGCCGGCCGCCCCTACTCGTCGGCGGGTCGTCTGTGCGGTGGCGCGATTCGGCGCGGCTGATCGGCTCGGGCGTGGATCGGTGGGCGGCAGGGGCGACCGGCCGGCCGCCCCTACACGGTTCGGGCGTGGAAACCTGGCGGCAAGGGCTGTTCGCGGCGGGGATCGGGATAGACCGCTGGCGGGACGCGGATCACCGGGCGCGCGGCGAATCGGCCCATTGGGTCATGACCTTGCCACGCCTGACGCCGGATTGGCGGGCGCCCTGGGCGCAGGGCGAAGCGCTGCAGACATCCCGGGTCGACCGGTTCGGCGATGGCGCGTTTTTGACGGTGGCCGAAATCGAGCGCTGGCGACAGGCGGGCTATCCGGCCAACGCGCCGAATCCGGGACCGCCGCAACCGCCTGTCGATCCGCCCTACAAGCCGCCGGTCGGCATCGTCGATCTGGACTTACGCTGTCCGCTGCCCACATCGCCGGGGCAGATCAACCTCAATCTCGGCCGTTCGCCTTGCCCGCTGTGGCCTGCCGTCAATGTTCCAACCCTGAAGGTGTATCGCGTGCTCAATTCATGCTCCTTGGTGCGCTTGCCCGACCGCGCGCCGCTGGCGGTCACCTCGATGACCGTGGAAACCGACGCCGATAGCTGGTGCTGGGCGCTGTCCGCCACCCTGGCCGGTCCGGACGGGTGGACGCTGCTGCAACCGCAACCGCCCGCGTTCCTGCCGGTGGAGGTGGAGGCGACGATAAACGGCCACGTCTGGCGCTTCTTGCTCGACTCGCCCAGCGCCAGTCGAAAATTCACCCTGCACCAGCAATCGCTCAAGGGCCGCAGCCGTTCGGCGTGGCTGCACGACCCGTTCACGGCGCCCTCGGCCGGCGTGGAATCCAGCCCGCGCACCGCCCAGCAACTGGCGGAACAGGCGCTCGACAATCTGGGCTGGACGCTGGTTTGGGACTTGCCGCCGGATTGGCTGGTGCCGGGCGGGCTGTACTCGTGGAGCGGGACGCCTATCGATCAACTGGTCGGGCTGGTCAAACCGGTTGACGGCTGCCTGTACAGCGATCCCGCCGCCGCGATCCTCACCGCCTATCCGCGCTATCCCACCGCCGCGTGGCTGTGGGACGGGCAGACGGCGGACGTGGGGATCCCCGAGGCGGCGGTCATTTCGCTCGACCGGGCGCCGGAAAACCGGCCGCTGCTGAACGGCTGCTATGTCTCCGGGACGCTGCACGGCAACGTGGCCTGGGTGAAAATCGCCGGGACGGACGGGGCTATCGTGCCGGCCGAGCCCATCGTGGACCCGCTGTTGTGCCATGTGGACGCGCTGCGGGCGCGCGGGGTGGCGGTCCTGAGCGCGGCGGGTCCGGGCCACGGGTTGGATGCCGTCCTGCTGTTGACCCCGGAAGGCGGCACCGGGCCGGGTCTGTTGCGGCCGGGCTTGCTGGCGGAAATCGCCGGGGTGCGGGGCATGGTGCGCAGCGTGCGGGTCACGGCGTTTTGGTCGGCCGGGCTGCGGGTCCGGCAAGCGGTGGGAATCGAGCGGAAGGAGGTGGAATCATGACCTGGCGACGCAATCCGTGGAGCCGGTACGTGGCGCTGTCCGGGTCCGATCCTTTGATGGTCGGCGAGGTGCTGGCCCATCGCGGAGACGGGTCAAACACCAGCCTGATCGAGTTGCCCGGCGGCGGGCACCTCGTCGCGAGCGGGCAAAGCGTGCCGGTGGGCGAAATGGCGTTCGTGCGCTCCGGCAAGGTGGAAGGGCCGGCGCCGGCCTTGGCGGGGATAGAAATCGAGGTGTAGGGGCGACCGGACGGACGCCCCTACGGTGCGGTCAATGCCGCCGCGTGGAGGGCGACCGTTTGGTTATCTCGTGTTCGATGATCGCCATGTAGACCATCTGTCGCTCGGGCAGCCGGGCGTAGCGGTCGCGGGCCAGGAGTTCGGCCAGCATGGCGAGGGCGGCTTGGGTCTGGTAGACCAGGGTTATATCGTCCTCGCGGGTGGATTCGGTTTCATCATCGGCGAAGAGGGTCATGACTGCACACCCGCCGATGGGGCCAGAGGGGCGGCGTCGATCCGTTGCCCCAACAGCGAGCGGTCGGGCGCGGGAATCCCCAACGCCTCGGCCAGAGCTTCCGCTTTGTCGGCCAGGGCGTTGCGGTCGGCGTCGTTTTCACAGCGGTCAATGCGGCGACAGATGCGGGCAAGCAGGGTATGTTGCGCGAGCTGGCGACGGGTCATCAAGGCGATCATAGTCACACCTCCATCCGCGTCTGCGCGGCATCGGCGGGCTTGACCGCCGCCAGGGCGATGTCCGGCAGCCGCACGCCCATTTCGTCGGCCAACTGCCGGATGAACACAAGCGCCACTTGCCGGGCGGGCAAATCCCGCGCCGCGTCGAACGTGCGGATCAGGTAGCCCGCGTTGCGGTACAGGCGGGACCGCGTGACGGGCGAGGGTTCGGGCGCGGCCAGCGCGCCGTTCAGGTAGGCGTCGAACACCCGCACGATTTCCGCCTGCACGTCGAAAGCGCGGTCGGTTTCCGATTTCATGCAAATGAAAATCGCTTGCTTTTGGTTCAGGTAGAACTCGCGCGCTTGCCCACCGTTAATGACCCTCTCCATGGTGAAGAGGGGTCCGAAAGCCTCAAGTTTTGGCACGTTTCGCTTGATAAGATTGCGAACATTGACCGGGCGATCAAAGCCAAGGCGTTCGGCAAGGCTCAGGTCTTTAACGCGGGGTTCGCCGTTGATGGGCGTTAGGGCAAGGGTGTTGCTGGTCATAACGGTACTCCTGGTTTCGAGAGATACCGCCGCGAACTGATGCCAAGCAGAAGAGGGCGGCGGAACTGTACAAGGTTGGCATACCGGAACCAGGGGACCGGCCACCCGTGAGGGTGCCTCGCACAGCCCGCCATAGAGACATAAAAAAAGCGCCTCTGGTGGCGCGGGTGCGCCTGGATTCCGGGATGCCAATCCCGGCTCCCGATTTTGCGGGAGCGGGGATACTGTAAGCCCGGAAGGGGCGCGGGGTCAAGCGGCGCTCAATAGCGGTAGCGCAAGGCCCGCATCGCCGCCGCCTGCTCTTCTAGCGCGGCAGCCTTACGCCGTTCGACGTTCAATGCCTCGACGCGCCGATCTTCCGCCTTACCCTCTTCGATCACTTCGGCCCGGCGCTGCTCGGCGGCACGGTTGGACTCGGAAAGCTGCTTGGTCACGGCGATCTCTTCCGGCCGCAGACCCTCTCCGCTCGCCTTGAGCGGCTTGACCTCCATCGCCTCCCCGCCGCCCTGGGGCGAACACGGCATTTGCTGGATGATCGGCGGCGCTCCGGGAGTGGCCGACGGGCACTTGTAGATCGTCTGGCCGAAGGCGGGCGATGCGAGCAGGGCGAGCAAAACAGCAGTCGATTTGTTCATGTCATTCCTCTTCTATAGTCGATTTTTCCAGCTATCTTTCGCTTGATTTTTTTGCAAGCTGTCTCCGACATTGGGAACTGGCTAGGCAAGCCGTTACCGCATACCGCAGCCTTTTTTTCTTCGCCCATTCGCCGGCCGCTACCAGCCCGGACAGCGGCCAATCGCAAAGAAATAGCCTAGATTCTAGTAGCGCCAGCCGCACGCGAAGAAATGCTGTGTTCTTAGTCATTCAACACCTCGCCTGCCACTGCCATTGCTTTTCTTTTTGCTCCCGCCGCCGCTGCACATCTTCAAGCCATTGGCGGTGTTCGTGGTCGGTGTCGAGCGCCGCGATTCGCTCTCTTGGCGTTTTCTTTTCGCCCGCTTTGGGCGGCTTTTTGACTCGGTTGTATTTCGTGTACGGCTCGATTCCATCGGACGGCAGGGCGAACCAGCCGCCGCCGTAGAGAGCTACGGCATTTCGATTCCTGAGTTTGTGCAGGACGTTGTAATACGCTTTCAACGCCCCGCGAGTTATGGTTTCCCTGAGCGCCGGCCGCGTCATGGCGCCCGCGATCTGGCGGCAGGTCATCGGGCCTTCTTCTTTGAGCAGCCGGTATACCATGGCTTGCTTGCCTTCAAGTTTTGTGGCGCTCATATCATGCAATCGCCAAATTCAATGATTTGGTATTCCATGTGGTTTTCAGGTTTTGTCGGCATTGACGCGCTCCCAGTAGGCGGTCATCTGGCCGAACATCGCCGATATGGCCGGCATGCCGGAAAATTGGTCGCGCATCGCCGCGCAGAGGCGCGCGGCATCGTCGGCAGAGAATTCGGCGGGCGCGGGATTTTGCGCCAAACGCCGGAGTTCAGATTCCAGTGCTTGCCGGAAAGACGCGGGCTCCGGTACGGGCGCGGGAGGCGTCTCGACTTGGCGGGGCAATTCGGGCGATGGCTGGACGGCGGCTTTCGGTTCGTCGCTGTCCGCCGCTCTTGCCGTGTCGGTCGCCAGAAGACAGCTACCAACGTCGGTCAGCGCCCATTTCACGCCTTCCGCCTGGGCAACCGCGCCCTCTTTTCGCAATATGGTCAATGAGTTGGCAACCTGGGTGCCGTCAAGGCCAGCCGCTTCGGCGATTTCCAGGCGCCTGCCGATGCCGCCGATCCACTGGAGGCCGCGCAGCGTTTGCCGCTGCTGGTACGAAAGTTGATCCAAGGTCATTCGACCGGACCCGGAGACGCTCATCCGTGTCCCCAGCGCGCCATGACCGCACGGTAGCCCGCCGCGCTGACCCGGTAGCCGTCCAGCTTGCCTTGCGCGCAGGGCACGGCAAGCCCGGCGTCCACCAGCGTTTGGCATTCCGCCTGCTCGCCATCGCTGGGGAGGAAAAATCTTGCCGTGAACACTGCGTACAGCAGGCCGGTCACGCTCATACCGTCAAGCCAAGTTGCGCGGGATGTGCCGGCATCTGGTCGTCGGCGCCGAACTCAAGGCACGCCGTCACCGGCCCGCCCGGCGCTCCGACCGCCCTGATTGCTGGCTCTTCGTTGGTCTCTTCCCAGCCGCATGGGTCGGCTATGTCCTCCAGCGCCCCCAGCGATTCGGGCGTGCTGAGGCGCTGACGGGCGATGGTATCGTCCCACCAGTCGGGGATTGATACCGCCACAGGGCAGACGAAAAGCTTTTCGATTAGGACTACCACGGTTTTCATGGTATCGCCCCCAAGGCGATGGCGGCGCCGACCAGGGCGCATACCAAGGCGAGAGCGTACAGGATGTATCCGGATATTTTTGAAGGCGCGGCGGGATCGGCGACCGGTGCGGCCGGTGGCGCGTAGCGCCGCACGATGGGCGGGCGCGCGGGGCCAGGACGCCAGTATCGCGGCGCGTCGGAATCGAACAGCACCTCGCCGAATCGGTCGGAGACGACGGCGCGGATGATTGGCGGGTTTCTCATGCTGCCACCCTCTGTTGTCCTGCAATGATCCGGTAGCCGTCGAATCCTTCGCGCCTGGCGGTGCCGCCGACGTGGCGGGCCATTCTGTTGACAGTTGCGTCGAGCAGCACGAGCGGCTCGCGTGGATCGACGTGCAGCCGCACCGTGCCCGGCCTCACCGTCCAGGACACCATCCCCAGCCGCTTGGCGGCTGGGGGGAGCACGCCGAGAAATGTGCGCTCGTCCAGCCGGACGCCGGACACTCGGATCGTGATGGCCGCGCTCATGACATGGCCCCAGTGATTTCCAGCAATAGCTGCTGGCACACCTGATCCTGGATGATTTCGCGCCCTTCGGCCGGGCGGAGCGGGTGGCGGCGCAAGGCATAGTTCCGCCACTCGTCCAAACAGCGGGCGAGATTGGCGCGGCGGCGCGCTTCGGTGGCGGCCATCGCCGCCTCGCGGCCTTGCCGCTCCCGGAGTTTTTGCAGATCGAAAATCATGTTCTGCTCCTAAAAAACCCCCGGCCCAAGACCGGTGGAATGTCAACCACCAAAGGAGGATTGGCC